CTACCTTCCAACACAACCATTATCTCTTCAGATTCTGCGCCGTGGGAATGCCATGCAATCTCCGTATCTTTTGAGAACTGTGTGTGAAAGATTTCACAATTGGTATGGCCCAATAATCGAAAAGACAGCATCTTTCCTCTTTTCACAGTCCATTCTACTATACCGTGAAAGTCTCCGGGTTCTGCAAATGTCATGAAACCCATAGGAGCCTCGGGTAAATCCCTCAGTCTTTCTCTTACTTGTTCTTCTGTCATACACATATTTTAATACTTTAGTTATTATTTTACTCACATCAGTCCATAGGTGAACTAAATCACTGTGTAATAGCTGTGCATTTCAATATTATTTAATTTATTCCTGCTCTTCATAATTAAGTGTATCAATGAAGGTATCTGAGCCGTCAACACAGGCACGCAACTTGCCTCCTTCAGCCAATGTTTGGAACGAACCCGTTGTAAGTCGACAGTAGTATAGTTGCCCTGGAAGCGTGCCTCCAGCACCACCAAAAGCATTATTTCCTCCTGTGCAGTTTGTAAATGTGCCCGATGCTGTGCCTCCATAACCACCAAAAGCATCAGCTCCTCCCGTGCAGGAATTGAACGTGCCTGATGCTGTGCCTCCACTACCAAAAGCAACGTCTCCTCCCGTACAATTCGTGAATGTACCTGAGGCTGTACCACCACTACCAAAAGCAAAATTTCCTCCTGTACAATTAGTGAATGTTCCTGATGCTGTGCCTTCATCACCACCAAAGGCACTATTTCCTCCTGTACAATTAGTGAACGTACCTGATGCTGTGCCACCACCACCAAAAGCATTATTTCCTCCTGTGCAGTTTGTAAATGTGCCTGATGCTGTGCCTCTATCACCACCAAAAGCAGCTTCTCCTCCCGTGCAGTAATTGAACGTGCCTGATGCTGTGCCTCTATCACCACCAAAAGCAGCTTCTCCTCCCGTGCAGTAATTGAACGTGCCTGATGCTGTGCCTCCACTACCAAAAGCACCAGCTCCTCCCGTGCAGTTGGTGAATACGCCAGATACTGTTCCCATCACACCAAAGGAATAATCTCCTCCTGTACAATTCGTGAATGTTCCTGATGCTGTGCCTCCACCACCACCAAAAGCAACGTCTCCTCCCGTACAATTAGTGAATGTTCCTGATGCTGTGCCTCCAGCACCACCAAAGGAATAATCTCCTCCCGTACAGTTGTTGAACGTACCTGAATATTCTATATAAAGTCTCATTGAAAACAGTCGTGGCCCTTCGTCATTACTACCATCTTGCCCGTCAAACCGACAATTATCAACAACTGTGTTGCTCAAGCTCGTTGATGGGAAATAAGCAGCACTGTCTGTATCATTCCAATTCGCTGATTCAACCTCAGTAAGTATTTTGACATACAAATTTGAAACATGCACATCATCAGCCGTCTGCACAATTACCCCTGAATTGGTTGCCTCTGGTGTACCGTAAATTTGTTGCAAACTTCTGTCCGTTGTCAGTCCAATGATGTCAACAAATTCTGTGTCCAAAGTCAACGGCACGCAAGCATCATCTTCACCGTGGTCAAGATCATAATTACCCGGAGGTATGATAACACAAGCCCTGTTTGTAGCTGATAATTCTTCACCGTTTGGTGTAAGTGCCTTTGCCGCCGTGTAAGCTGCAATAAGTGCCGCCCCATTTGTCTTTGCGTTGCTTGTAGTTTCAACGACAACTGCTGACTGGATGCTTAATCCACTTATATCTGAAAGATCATTCATTGTAGCAAATGAATTGGTAGCATTCGGGGAATTGGCTCCCTGTATGGCCGCAAGCTCATCATCGGATACACTTCCATTCTCCATTTGACTGTGGATTTGTTCGGTCACCTCTACCAGATCACCAATGACGTCACCGATATAGTACATTTGAGATCCACCGGCTGTAGCCTCATTTTTCAACTTCTGTGCCGCAGCACCAATTTGTTCCAATGTTGTTTTGATACTCATAGCTCATTTATTTTTATTTTTCACTATTTTAATATTTGACTAACTCTACGCACACCACTCACAGGATTAGGATTTTGTGTTTCTCCTAAAGCATTCTTAGTATTACCACCTGTATCTTTTCCGCCACCCATTAATTCCTCTTCTTCGTCCTTAGTAAGTTCTTCTTCCTCTTCGATTGCACGTTCACGGTTTTCTACAATTTCCTCAATCTGATTTTTATCAAAATACAAGAAATGTTTTAAGAACAAATCTAATGGTAAATACTCCTCTATTCCAGACATTACAAACTCTTTCATTGAAGCAGCACGAACCCTTCCAAGTTCAACTTTTTCTTTATCTGAAAGACTAAACATCTTGTCCCATACAATCATATAAGGTGTTGCTGGTTCAGGTAATACACCTACCTCAATACATTTGTCTATAAAAGGACGTAATATCATTGGTTCATTTTGTTCTTCACGACGAGAAGTTACATAACTAACCCATTCCAACTTGTCTTGTGCAGAACTTAACTCACCACGTTCAGAACCCGTTAGGATACGTTTTGGAATACCTGTAACAGCAGAAATCATTTGCATTTGTACATCCACGTGATTTATAGGATCTGCAATCTGCTGGGCAAGTGCATTATATTTTACACCTTCATTTATAAGAACTCTTCTTAAGTTATTTTCAAACTCATCAATTTGTTCCTTTAATGAAGTAAACATTTCCTCTGTCATTTGGTAATCTGGTGAAACCTCTCCAGTATATCCAGGACGTGCCCCACGCCAAAACATTTCAGCATCACCACCAACTAACTTTTCCAAATCAACTAAACGATTAAATACCGCACGTAATCTTGGTGTACCAAACACTTCGTCATCTACAGGATCTTCTACAAGATGTACGACACGTGAATAATGAACGTTGACAGTCGTTACAGAATTACCTGTTGTTATTTTTACACCATAATACAATGGTTGTCCATAACGTTCACTTTTAGGGTCTTCATCATATTTTGATATTTCTGCTTGATCTTCCGAAAGAGGTTTAACATACAATAACTCTAATTTTTTATTTGTAGACTTTGAAACAGGATTTTTAAGCCCTTCCCGATTAGTCACATCACTTAATCCAAGAAACAAAATAGAGTAACGACCAATACCTGTTAATTTGTCGGCACGAATAAAAATAGACTTTAATTTCAATTTTTTGTCTAATTCCTTCCAAGCCTTTTCAAATTCACTATCATCTTCTTTTATCGTTTCAATTACATCAATTGTACCTTTCCAAGATGCTTTTACAGGGCGGTCAATAATAGCTTTTGCGATATCGTGTCGTAAATAACGATTCCAATAAGTTGAAAAAGTAATTTCTTTTGGATAACCAAGTGCTTGGTAAATGTCCCTTGTCCCACCATAGGTATCTGTTCCTAACATATTAGCAAAAGTCATTCTTGCCAACAGTTCACTAAATACTGACATCTTTTTTAATTCAGTATTCATTTGCGGTGCTATTTTCCTTTTTCTTTCCATTATGTTATTCTTCTTGCTACCTTTTTCCTTGTCAAGAAATTAAATCCACCTGAGGTGGCGTCTACTTGGTCTTTATACGTTGAGTTTGGGAACAATTCAAATTCATCCATATACACTTTGTTCCACTCTGCAATCCTCAACAATATATTACCATTATTTACTTGTACACTTAACGGGTCTGCTCGCTTTGCTTTATCCCCCGTAGGCTTGTCTGCTTCTACAAGATACCCTGCAAGATTACGAATTGTGTTTTCCGCCGATTCTTTACCACCACTGCCAGGTTCCTGCTCAACTACCACCCAACACTTCTTCCCATCCACTTCAGCAGTCTGTCGTATAATTCTTTCCCTTTGTTCAGAACTCCATTGTCCACGTTTTACGTCATCCACCAAAAACTTACCACTCTTAAGTTTCCCAATCTTTACCCCAACCGTGTAAGCACCTTTTCCTGCACTACCTGCCTTATCCCAATAACGTACCCATTTAATGTCATTTTCCTTTTCTTCCAATATTTGGTTAGTCATTTGGAAATGTTCAATTTTAAACATACCACCACCCGGAGGAGTCGGTGCTTGTCCAATTTGTCCGGCATAACCATATTGTCCAAGATCGGTTTCCAATTCCTGTAAAACAGACCAAGGCATACGATTTACGTCAAACAAATCATCTATGTAATATTTTTTTAATTCCTGTGGTTTTAACTGTCCCTCAAAATGAAGTATTTCTCCAGGAATACAAATATGTCGTAAATTTTCTTTCTGTTTCTTTAAAAGGTGTCCTGACGGATCATCTTGGTGTAACCTCTGCATAATACCAATCGTTGTAGAAACCTCTTTATTTGTTTTACGTGTTGATAAAGTTTGGTCAATCCAACGAGCAGCAGTTTCCAATTCTATATCAGAAGCAGCCTGCTGAGGATTAAGGGCGTCGTCCCAAATAAGAATATCCCCGTGGAACCCTGTTAATGTTCCTCCTACTGATGTACTATAACGATTACCTCCTAAAACTTCCCGTGTTGCATGAGCAGAAAGCCTACTCGGTTCTTTTTTAACTATTTTATAATTGGTCTTTGTATCCTTGTCAGATTTAATATCTAATTCAGGGTATAGTTCTTTAAATCGTTGTGATTTGATTAAGTCTCGACTATACTCTGCAGATTCAAGTGCAAGTGTACCAGAATATGAAGCCGTAATAAATCGTATCCAATGCCATTTCGTCCAACACCATACAGGAAAGACAATACTACAAAGGATAGTCTTGGTAGACCCGGGAGGAATATTAATTAATAAATCATACTTCTTTTTCTTCCTTTCACCTACCCTGTTTGCGATTTGTTCCAATTCCCCACACAAATAAGGAATGTGCCAATTTGATACAAATGGTTGAGTACTTATTTCAGGCCAGGCCCATTCTAAGAAATGAAAAAGTGAACGGTTGTTCAATTCCCGTATTGCAAGGTCAGGGTGACTTAGAATCTGTAATATTTTAGATTCCTTTACGTCATCCGTTTTCGTAACACCATTATTTAACCGTACACGTTTCATACCGTTACTAATTATTCTTTAGTGTCGTTTGGGGCATTAATAACTTCCTTTGTCACTCCCATTTTGCTTAACACCAAAAGTTCTTCCGTGGAAAATTCAGATAAATCCAATTTATGGTCCATCGTAAATTTTCCATTAATTTCCAACTTTTCATTCCAAACTGAAGGTTGACGTACACTCAACCATTTAATTGCAGCCATCACATTTGGTGGATATTTCTTTTCAACCTCGACTAACAATGGTTCCGTCCACTCCCTCTTAACTTTCCCTTTCGAATCAAACTCTTTTACTCGATTGGTGAGTACCACTGTCTCCCGATGACTATACCCGACAGCCGATTGATATAAAGAATGGGCAACCTTAGCATCTGCCATCATCTGTCCTTTCTTTATCGCCTGTAAGAATTCAGGATGTTTTTCTTTCCAAAGTTGAATGGAAGAATCAGTTACTCCCAATGCCAATGCAATTTGTCGATTTGTCGCCCCAAGCAGACATAAATAAAAAACCTGTTGGATAAAGTTCTCATTAAAGACAGGTTTATCAATCGAAACGTTCCTTCTCTTTCGAGTAACCTTATCTAAAAGTTGCATTTCTTTTGTCCTGTTCATTCCTAAAAATTTTGGTTTTTTAAACTAATAAAAACCAAAATTAACTTTTTTCTAAATCATTTCCTATAACCATACCTTTTATATATATACAAATTTTCGTAATTATTTTTCAATCTAAGGTATTCTTTATTAATTTCCAACTTTTTAATTCTTTTATTAATTTTCAAAAAACTATAAATAATCGTTAGAATCTACCAAATCTTCCCAAAAATTTTATAAAATTTTTTTCGGTTTTACATTTATCAATATATCTTAATTATTCTACTACAAAATTCTTATTTACCTATATACATATACCACCTATAATAATAGTATGTCTTCTAACGAAACTTGTTTAATCGAAGGAATCTACGGAAAGTTCCCAAAATTCCCCACATTTTTGGGGAGGACCTTCCGCCTCCCCCCCATTTCTAAATTCGTAAATTGACAAAGTACTCTTTTATCTGTTTCCCCTCCCACCCACCGCCTGGGCTTTTACCCTGTTTTACCGTGGTGGGGTGGGTGGTATGTTTTACCCTATATTACCACCCACCCACCGGCTTGTCTAATGAATACTTTTCGATACTAATATACGAATGCCCTCGACATACTGGTTTTTTAGGTGGTGTGGTTTATATTAGGTGGGCCACCCAAAAGCCGGCGCACCCGCCCGCACCACCGCCCCACCCCTATTTTTTACCCTGTTTTACCCTGTTTTACTTTTTACCCTGTTTTGCCTTATTTTTACATTTGCCCTATATTACCGCTTTTTATGTTTTACCCTATATTTTTACGGGTGGTTTTTTATTAGGTGGTGTTACTGGTGAGGAACATTATGTTTACTCTTTTTACCCTGTTTTTTACTGTTTTACGTGGTGTTTATTAGTACTTTTTTACGCAACCAATTTTTTACTTTTTACCCTATATTACCGCGATTTTTAGGTTTTTCTTTTTTGACGTTTGTAACTGCCTGGTTATCAACTGTTTTCGTTTAAACTATTTTTTTTGATTTAACATTTATTAACTAAAATAATTTTGACGGTATTACCTTATTTTGTACATTTACTATGTTGTTTTACCACACCAAAACAACCGCGGTGCGTGGGGTGTGGGGGCGGGTAGCCCTAATAATTACCACGGTGGGCACGGGCACCGTTTATTAAAAGCACGTGGGTCAATTAGGTTTTTTACTTTGGGTGGGGCCCAAACCTGGTCAACGGTAAAAAACCACGTTTGCTCAATTACCTTATTTAACAAAATAAGGGCTCAACGGTGGAGAAAAGCATTTACGGTACGGGGGTGGTAAAACAGTTTTATAGTTTTTTATGTAAAACAGGGTTTATTTTGGTGGTTCGAACCCACCACCACCCACAAAGGTCAATTTTGACCCTATTTATAAACAATTTAACAATTTAGTACATTTATGGCAAACAAAAACGAAAATGCGCTGGAACCTGCAGCAGAAGTACGCGCACAGATTTTGAACGAAATCACAGCCGAAGAATTGGCCGAGATTTTGAAGAACAAAAAAGCAGCCGAAGCCAAAGCCAAGAAAATGGCAGCCGAGGAAGCCGCAAAGGCACTGGCGGAAGCCGAAGCCAAGCGGGTAGCCGGGGAAAACAAAATTGCAGCAGCCGAGCAGGTGACAAAGCTGGCCGAAGCGGTTGCAAAATTGACGGACGTGGTTGACACCAAAGCACTGGCCGAGTGGTTACGGGAATATGCAAAAAATATGCCCAAGCCAGCCACCGTCGGTAAAACAACCAAAACCACCACCACGGGGAAAAGCACCGGGGGTAGCACAAGAGCGGGTAGCAGCAAGGCCATTTTGGCGGAAGCCATTGCAGCCGGCAAAAATACGTTTGATGAGTTGATGGCCGCCCTTGCGGTTGAGTTCCCCGAAAGGGAAGCACGGTTGCGTGAAAATGCGGTGAAATATTACTGCACCAAAGCAGCTGACGGGACCTACAGCATTTAGTATGCCGGTAACAGCCAGTAAACGGGTGGGGTACGTACCCCACCCTAATTTTTTGTTTTTCAACCCTGCAATGGAGCAAGCCGGGGCTCGATACCCCGGCAGGGTTCAAATTTGAAAATTAAAAGTAAAAATCTGTATAAACTAAAATTAAAAATTGAAAATGGAAAACAATTTTGCAAATGCCACTAAATTGTGGATAAAGGCTGGCAAAACCAGTAAACCTTCCCGCAGGGAGCTTAATTTTATCCGCTACCTGGTATCCCGTGAGGAAACCCAGGAAAAAATTGTTGAGTTTATCCAACAGACCTATAAACCTATTAATTTTTAATATTATGGAAAAGCTGAGAAATCTTTGGTACAAAAACCTCGACGGAATTGTTATGGGCAGTATGGTCGGGATCCTTGCAGGTTTTATCCTGCTTTGGGTTAGTTGGGTAGGCGCTATTGTTATAGCGGTTGCTTTTAATGTATTTTGTGCTTGCATAGTTATTGACTAAAACACCCAGGAAAAATGCTAAAGATTTATGATGAGAAAGGCAAAAACCGTTTGAATTTGAGTGGTGAAGCCTTTAAAGAAATGAAAAATGGTTTGCCCGTGGCAAATATTGGCTACGGTGCAGATTGTACGGCTCCGGTGAAAAATGTTGGGCGTTCAGAAATGATGTTTTACCCAACAGATTGCAGAACTGGCAAAAAAGTATTCGTGAGTTATTGGTTGCCTTTTCGGGGCACCGCCGTGGATACCAAGACCGGTAGAAAATTCAAAATCACCCACAAAAAAAAGTGCAACGTTTGATATGGGTGAATATATGTACCCGCTGTTTGAAATTACAAATGAAAATGGAAAACCTGTAGCATATCTGCAAGGGAATGAATACCACAAAGATTGACCAGGAAAATGTACTGGTTCAACCCCAAAAATGGAACAAGCCTGAGTTCGATTCTCAGGTGGGGTTCAAAATTAAAAAATCATTAACTAAAAATTGAAAGTAAAATGAAATTTGAAAGTGTTGAAGAAATTGAACTGGAAATCTTTGGTTTACTGAATACTCAGTACGACGTGCTGGGGCATTCAGTAAACATTGCAGATTTGGGATGGAAATTTGAATGGGACAGGGCAAAAAGAAGATTTGGAAGATGTACTCCACGTAAAAAATTGATAACGATTTCCTACCCGCTGGTGGAAATGAATCTGGTCAATTTTGACGTAGTAAGAAACGTGGTGCTTCATGAAATAGCACACGCAATTCATTGGATATTCTGGAATGAAGCCAGTCATAATTATACTTGGCATCGAATTGCCAGGGGGATTGGTTGTGATGGTGATCGTTGTTACTCTAGTGAAATTGTAAATTCTGTAAAATCAAAATACACGCTGGTCTGTCCGGTGTGTGGAAAAGAATACCCAAAGCATAAAAAACCCACAAAAATATCGAGTTGTGGGATTTGTCAACCAAGAAGATTTGATATGCGTTATAAATTAGAATTAATCCAAAATTATTAAAATGAGAACGTATGATGATGAGCCGATAAGATTTACCGGCAGAATTGAAAAAGTTGTGATTAAGCCCTTGCAAACCACACCAAGACCTATTCGTGAAATTGCTCACGATATTCTCTTGGATTGGGAAGGGTTTGGACCGTACCGTGCTTATCTTACTCCGTTATTCAAATTTAACAAAATAACGGACAAAGACCCTCAGCTTGGGTTTCCTGGAGCGGCTAAATCTGCTGTTCTTGGTTTCCTTGCCAATAGCCAATCCTGGAAAGGAGAAACTGCCAGGAAAATCAAAGAAGAATTGAAAGGACTTTTAAACCAAAATTAAAATGAAAAAGACAAAATTTAGAGTTGAACCTTCACCAGAATTGAAAAAGTTTCTGTTAAAGAAAAAAGTTTACCGGAAGTTTATGAAAAACCTCAAAGGTGGCTGGAATGATCTTGACAATAATCATACGGTCCGTAATTTCTTGGGTGCATTCATATTTTCTGAAACACCAGAAGGAATTAATTTCTGGTATGATTTGGAAGATGAATTTAATAACAAGGTAAGAACCAGTTAATAAAAGTTAAAAAATGAAAAAAATTGAAAAATTATTAGAGCAACTCCGCGACCTGATGCAAGAAGAGGTCGACAAAAGAACCGAGTATTTTGACAACCGTTCAGAAGCCTGGCAGGAAAGTGAAAAAGCTGATGAGTACCAAGAATTGACCGACAACCTGGAAGAGTATGTGACCCAGTTGGAGGAAATGATGGATGTATTGGGAAGTTATTCTTAATTAAAAAACCAAAAAATGGAAAAACATTATTTTGTGGTCTTTAGGACCAATTCTATGACAAAGAAGGGGGAAGAACTTTGTCTTCTTCTTGGTACAAAAGAAGACCGTCAATTTCTTAGAGAGTTCTATACCAAACGTGCCGCCAAAGAATGGGTGGAAAGATGGAACGAAGGACTCCGGGAATCATTTGTGTTGAAACCTGTATCCTAAAATTGAATAGGGCACCCTGCTTGACGGGGTGCCCTATTCCTGTTTTTGTATTTGGACAAATTAATGGGTTCGATTCCCAGACAGGAACAAAATTGAAACCAATTAAATTCTAAATATTATGAAACAGACAATCAAAAATGACCGCATAGGATTTGTGGTCTTCGTTATTATCCTGTTCGTTATTATGGCAGGTGAATCAATTGTAAATTTCATCTTAAAACTCTTTGGATTATGAGAAGTGGAACGTATTATTTAAACAACACCGGACATCGATGGGTTGTGTACAAAAACGGGGAGAAGGAACGTGTCCGTGTTCTTTTCCCTGACGGCCATATTGAAACCCGTGCAATTTTGTACTACGAAAGTTTTGGTAACTTTGCCGTGACCTGTATCAGTTTAAAAGGAAAAAAGCAACAATTTTTCCAGGACTCCTGCTTCATACAAGATGAAGATGATAATGAAACATTATTTGAAGGTATTATCCTTAAACCTGACTACAATGCCTAATGAATTTATGAAACGGTACAGTCCGTTCAGTAGGGCTCCTAAATGGAAACCTAAAACTGAACAACAGATGAGAATTGAAATACAATCCGCTCGTGCTCAGTTAATTTATTGGAACGATGAATTATTGGACAAGTGGATGGTGGATGGGAGTGATTGTGAAGTGGATGGAAAGCTGCACGACATTTGGGAACAGATTAATCAGGTAATTGAAAGATTAAATAAAATCTAACTAAAATGAATACGTTATTGTCGTACGTTTTCTTTAACGCTTAATTTAAGTAATATAAACTAATTACTTATTAATTTGTCGTAAAAGACAACCACGAAATAACGTATTCTTAAACCAATACTTGCTATATGAGTACCATACTAATTTCAAAAGTAGGTGAATTTACTTGTCACATACAGGATATATTTAAACCTTCTATTGAAGGTTATTCTTATATTGTGAAAGAAACCGGATTTAGAACCGGCATTGAAAAACGAGCTATATTGCATGGCCGAAAATTTCTGAAAAGAAAAAGAGAAGCCTTAGCAATGGGTCTAATTGGAGTAAAACGAGTAAGAAAATATTAATTTATGCGAACAGCAAACTTTATTAGAGAAAGACAGGTGGTTAAAATCTGTTTTTCTATTACAGACAAAGAAGTATTTAGAGAACTAACGAGATTTCCTGATTTTCAGATGAAAGCTGATTATTGGGAAATCTCTGTTTCTACGAAATTGGTTGAAACCTTACGAAGACTAAATTTCATTTTTAGTCCTTCTATGAAAAACTGGGATAAAGAAGAAGAGATGTCTCACACTAATTTAAAATTAGATGGTAAAAATACTCTTTACAAATATCAAATAGAAGGTGTTCGTTTTCTTGAAAAGAAAAATGGACGTGCTTTAATAGCAGATGAGATGGGCCTGGGTAAAACTGTCCAAGCCTTATCTTGGATAAAACTACATCCAGAATTTAGAAAAATTCTGGTTATTTGTCCAGCCAGCTTAAAGATTAATTGGCAAAGAGAAATAAAACAATGGACATCACTGGAGGCGGAAATATTAAATGGTTCTAGTCCTTACATCACAAAAAAGAATTTTCTAATTATTAATTATGATATTCTTTCTTATTGGGAAAGATTATTAAAATTAAAACAATTTGATGTAATAATATTTGATGAAGCCCATTACATCAAGAATAATAAAGCAAAACGAACAAAGGCATTTAAAAGACTGGTTAAAGCAGTTCCACGGTTAATTGCCTTAACAGGTACTCCAATTGAAAATAAACCAATTGAGATATATAATATTGTGAAGGTAATAGATCCTTCCATATTCCCTGATGCGACAGATTTTGCTATTGAATTTTGTGGAGCAAAGAAGACAAGGTTTGGATGGGATAAAAATGGAGCAACAAATACGTTAAGATTGAATAAAATTCTATCAAGTTCGATAATGATTAGAAGAAAGAAGGTAGATGTACTAAAAGATTTACCTGAAAAACAAATCATTAAAGTACCATTCGAGATTAACAATAGAA